ACCAGGTAAAATAGGGGTGTCTGGATAGTTCTCTTTGTATGTATTTTGTGCTTCTTCTACAAACTCATTAATACACAATATCTTACCACCTGCCAATCGATAACCAGTTGATGACCCACCACCACCAGCAAATGTAGAGATTACATTAAACTTGTTTTGTGATGATGCCTCATTGACATCTTTTAAATTATATGGTTTATATTTACTCAAAAAAACTCTCTATTGTATTCATACCACTTGCATCAACTTTCCAATTGATTGCCTCTAAGATAAACTTCAATGGTTCGAAGAATGATTTTTGGAATTGTGTTTCATAATCAATTACAATGAAAGTCAAACTGTGGTGGTAGTTTTGTTAGAAATGAAATCACATTTGTTTGATGTGTGTTTGGTTTTCTTAACAACACATATTTAATTTTATCACCTTCTTGTATTTCTTGGAATCTTGTTAATAACTTTTTCTCATGTAGTATATGATTATATATCAAACTACCTTTGACGTGCATTGGTGTTGACTTACGAAAGATAGAGTTTGAATCCATATACTTCTTTAGACCTTTTACTGATCTAGGAAATGCAATCTTCTCAGCAGGCATGTGTTCAAACTCTTGTCTGAAATCATTTACAAATGTTCTTAGTTCTTTTTCTGATTGCGACATAATAATATTTAGCGCTTGTTTAATCTTAGATCGACACACTGCAGGTGTAGAAGATTTAACAGCCTCGATGCCCATAATCTTTAGTTGTGGTTCTGCATACTGAACACCTTCACTATTATGCACGTTAAGAATATATCTTTTCTTCGCTGTCCAAATACCTTTGTCTGCGATTACTTCTCGTTTCATAAACATTTTCTGTTGATAAGCATTCATGTATTCTGCTAGTTCAGCATAACAAGTATCGATATATGGTTCAACCTTTTCTTCACAAAACTTGTCTAGTGCTTTTACAACTTTAGTTTTATCTAAGTTATCGCCTAGTCTTTTTACAAGACCTGACATATTAATATAAATTGAATCTGTGTCTGAGGCAATAATATAATCTTTATCTTTTGTTTTCAGTAAATGATTTAAATAAGCATTCATCTTATTTTCAATCCAACGAATAGCCAATTGACCAGAAGTTGTTATTGCCTCCGCCTCTCTGTGATCATAGTATCTAAAATATTGATTACCAATCGCACCATAGGCTGAGTTCAATGAAATCTTTTTAGAAAACTGTATGATATGATATTTTGCAATATCATTTAATAATTTTTTGTTCTTTGTTTTTTGATATTCTTGTTGTGTTTGTATCATTAATTTTTTATACTTCACACGGTCGTTGTATTCTTTCTCTAACATCTCAGGTAGAAAACCTTGTTTATCAGTTTTATACATTGTGCCATTGGCTGCAATTGTGATGTTATTATCTTTGAGTTTAGATAGATTGTATTTCTTATCTAATAGTTTGTCAATCTTCAAATCACTTTGAGAATTGATGATAGTCTCTGGTGAAATATTATATTGCATAATCAAATGCGGATACAGTGAGTTCAAGTCAAAAGACACAACCCATTCATGCATACCAACTTGTGGGTCTTTGACATATGCACCGACAAGATCAGTAGAACCCTTAGACTTTTGTTTAAGTGGTACAATAATATTTTTAGATTTAAGATGATTATAGATTAGACAATCCCAAGTTCTAACCTGTGAATATATGTCTTCGTAATTTACTTTAGCATTATATGCCATTGTAATACAAAGTTCAATCAGTTTGAGTTTTTGTTCTAGTTCATCAACCAGTTCAACGTCAACAATATTATAATCTACAAACGATTGATAGTCATTTGTATACCAGTCTTTAAATGTTTCGTATGGGTTTTCATCTTTCTTTTTGCCAAGTTCAACTTCAGCAATATGATCTAGTTTAAAACTCTCATGGTTTTTTACTGTAAGTTTTTTATACAAATCCATGTAGTCTAATTGTGCAACACCAAGTATTGAAAATCTTGCAAGTGTCTTGCCCATCATTTCGATTGGATCAGATCGTACAACATTCCATGGTGAAAGTTTTCTAACATCTCTTTCACCCATTAGATTAATAATTCGATTACACACATATGCCATATCGAATAGTTTACTATTCCAACCAGTGATGATGTCAGGACAATTGTCTTGCCAGAATTTTAGAAACTCATCGAGCATATGCATCTCAGAGTTACAACGAACAAAACTTACGTATTCTTTTTTGACGATATAATCATCTGTACCCCATACCATAATTTTACCATTGTTGTGGTTTTTAATTGTGATACAAAGTATTTCTTCGGATGCATCTGCAGGATCAGGAAATCCTTTCTCACATGCAACTTCAATATCGATTGTAAATATTTTGATCTTTTTTAGATCGTATTCAATAGCATTAGGATAATAATCAGAGATGTACTGATAGTTAAAACGCTCCATACCAAAAGCGAAGCCACTATGTCCTTCATACCTTTGAATAAATTCTTTCGCATCTTTTATACTCTTAAATTGTTTGTTAATTAGATACTTGCCATCTAGCGACTTGTATCTGGTTTTATCTTTATATAGATGATACAGAGTAGGTTGATAATACAAACGATCATCAAAACGTTGACCTGCTTGTATTCCCCTTACAAGTATCTCATTACCATACTGTACTACATTTGTATAAAAATCAATCAAGGTATTTGTACTTCAATTCCATCGTGTTCATCGTGTAGTATAACTTGGCAACCACAACGACTTTTGGTTTCATTATATTTTTCAACATACTCTAAGACAGTTCTTTCAGGACCATCTTCATCTACAGGTTCGATTTTATTTATCCATGCATCGTCTATATGTACATGACAAGTTCCACAAATAGCACTACCACCACATACTGCTTCAATGCCTGGAATGTATTGTTTGCTAGAATGAAATCTTGCAGCCTCCATAATCGAAGTATCTGCAGGAACATCCACTGTTTCAATAATAGAACCTTGTTTATCTTTGAAAGTTATCTTAGGCATTTGATATCCTCATTATAACAGGTTTAGACTTAAAAGTCAAGGGTTAAGTATCGTTTTTGTCTTCTTTTTCAATGTAGTCTGATAAAACAAATTTTCTATTTGGATTTACTGCAACTCTGAATAAAGACAATAAGTCTCTGTTAATTAGAATAGTGGATTTGGCATCTTCCGCTGTTAGACCAAATGGTGTATTTGGATACACTCTGTTGTTGAATTTAATATCAAGTTCTATAATTGGTCTTGTTTCTTTCATAGTCACGTGTTCTGGACTAGAGATGCCGATAACTTTGTGTTTGAATTTTTTACCTTTGTATTCCCATCTTGCTACTTTGCCATCGTGTTCTAATTTGTCTACTGCAAACATCGATGCTTTTGTTCCATTACCTGTATCAAACTTCGCACGTATTGGACCGATATCATCGATTTCAATTCTTTCAATGTATCCACTTTCAAGTTGAAACGATGGTTTTCTTCTATTTGATTTTTGAATATACTTCATAATATTAGTCATAATACCTTCATTAGACATACTCTCACTTGGTGTCTGTTGTTTGATATTATAACCCATGTAATCAGAACCAAAACCTGGTGATCCGTTACATTCTAATACTAGCAATTCGCCATCCACAATACAATGGTCAACACCTACTAGTGTTGTGCCTGTTGCTCTAGCTGCTAGTTTAACTAATTCTATTTCTTTGTCATTTAGTTTGTATGGTACTGTTGATGCACCCATATGTCTATTTGATCTAAAGTCTTTCTTTGGTCTAATTCTTTTTGTTGAACCAACAATCTTACCATCTAAAACTAGTGTACGAATATCGTAATCAAACTTTTTAAATTCTTGTATAATTAACTCTGCACCAAACTTCCATAGTGATTGTATAACTGATACTAAAGATTCTCTGTCTTTAACAATCGATACACCAATACCTTGTGTACCAGTCATTGTTTTAATAATTACAGGAAATTTACCACCAATTCTTTCGTGTGCATCATCAATACTTTTTTCATTTGATACAATTGAAGTTCTTGGTACAGGAATATTATTTCTTTCAAATGCAAGATAGGATGTCATTTTGTTATTACAAGTTAACATACCATCTCTGTCGTTTAACATGAACGCACCTGATCTTTCAAATGAAGATAACAATGCCAAACCTACTTCGTTCTCAATTGCACCTGCACGAGCAAACACAACTGTACGTGAAGTATCAAAGTCTACATCTGTACCTTCGCCATCAATATTTGAAACTGTTAATGTTTGTTTATCTAAATCTGTTTGTTGAACCCAAGCATCTTGGATAGAAACGAGATGACACTCAATCTTTAGTTTATCGCATACACTTTTTAGAATATTACCAAAGACTACAGGATTCTTTGTAATCTTATTTGTAAGTATTGCTACTTGAATATTCTCAGTGTCTTTATCTTCTTTGATAAAGTCTCTAAACTTGGGTGCTCTCATTTGATTGCTCGTCTTCTTTTTTCTTTCCGATGTTATATTTCGTCTCTAAATTCCATTCGTGCTTGTCTTTGAATGCTATAACTTTAATTTGACTTAGTGGTGCTTTGTTTCCAATAGCACTTACTACTTCAACTAAATTCCAATCAGATAATAACTGAGCAATCGTATTTCTTCTTTCGATATCGTTGTCCGAAATGTTTGCACTCTTGCCATCTAAAGCAAACAACTCTTTGAAATGTACGATAAAGTATCTACCTTGTTTGTGTAGTATGTGACACGATTGAAATAATTTCTTTTCTTTTCTACTAGCAACTCCGATTCTTGTTAAAGTCTCTCTAACTTTTAAAAAATCATCTGGTGCTTTTAACTTGACCTCCAGCATACTTTCTGGCGACCATTGTAAATCTTCACTCATCTTTTTCTCCCACCGATTTCCATAATCGATTTAATCTTTTTAATTTGTTCACTATCCAGTATGCTTAAAGCCTGTCTTGCTTTCTCATACGTATAACCATAATATTTTTTAACCACGTCAATGTTAGCAATGTTGGACTTGTACCACTTACTAAATCTCTTTTTCGGTCTAACAATATTTATATAAAAGTTAAACTGCATATCGTTAGGAAGGTGGTGAAAACCGTTCATTGTATTTGCTTCAAGCAATGTATCCACGTGATATGACATACATTTATTGATAATGAAGGCGGGATATTTCTTTTTCCATGCAGGATCGTCTGAATCCATTAACCTTTCTTTTGTATTGTTAATGGCGTTCAGATAGTCTGATAGTTGATAAGGTTTCTTCTCTTTTACTTTAGAAGTCATATTCTAATATCTCTAAATCTTTCTTGTATCTTTTTTCCACTATTTGTCTAGCCGTTGTAGTATAATGTGGTCGATACTCTGTAAACATTCTATGTTCACGTGCGTTAATCTGTGGTAGTTCTTCATACAATCCAAATCGTTTAGCAAGATATGCCCAATCGATTTTTAGGTTTTCATATCTACCAACGTAATCTAATGCTTGTACATCTAAGAAATCTGTCTGCAAAAACTTTAATGAGTTGTCACCAGGAAAATGTTCAGATTGTAGAAACTCTTCCAGAGAGCCATATTCATGTCTGGACTTTTCCCAATAACTTGCAACCAAGTCAAATGGATTTCTCACAAAACTAAATTTAAAATAATGCTTGAATATCGTGTAGTCAATATGAGACATGAGACGATGCATATACCCATCGTGGTGAAACATGCCTTGCCAACCATCGTTCATCACCAGGCCATTTAAATTATGTTTGTAAGTACAATGTGGTGCCAATGCATATGTGATAGAACTACCTGCGGTTTTCGGATTATGAAAATACAGGAGTTCTTTTTCTTCACATACTATCATTTAAATTTACATTCACCCATTATCTCTGTTAGACAAGCAATCATATTGATTTCCTGATCTGCAACAAAGGCTGATTGATACATGTATTTAGCAAGTACCATAATCATAATCGGTTGTGTTTTTGGATCTACAAACTCTGACAAGTTATTGTAAATTTCTTTGTACAACTGATTAGGATCCTTGTCTATATTATCTATAACCCATTTTCTCAAAGCCACAAAGTCTTTTGATTTTAAAAGTTTTGCAAGGTCTTTGAAACTTTGTTCAGATAACGAAACAAGTATACCAGTATCGATCTTACCAGATACAGAATATCTTTGTAGTTCGTTGATAGTTCTACGAAAATCTGGATAGTGTTTAATGATTAATTCTGCCAGAACCTTATCATCATAATCGATCTTCTCATTATCAAGTATTGCTTTCAGTCTCTTATGGAAACTACCAGCAATCTTTTGTTTATCTTTTTTATCTGTTCTAAACGTGATTACAGTACACCTTGAATGAATAGGTGCAATGATCTTGTTTATGAAGTTACAAGTAAAGATAAACCGACAATGTTTAGAAAATGTCTCTATGAAATTTCTCAATGCAGGTTGCACTGATTCTGGATTCATGTAATCTGCTTCGTCAATGATGACGACTTTAGGACCAGATTCACTCAACGATACTGTCGATGCAAAGTTTTTGATATTGTTTCTAACAGTATCAATCGAACGACCTTCATCGGAACCATTCAATATGATATAGTCACAACCTAGTTCTTCGCACAAGGCACGAGCAACTGTTGTTTTGCCCGTACCTGCTGTGCCTGATAACAATAAGTTAGGGATTTCCCCTTGTGAAAGAAACTTTTTAAATGTCTCTTTTAGACTATCTGGTAGAATACAATCATCTATTTTGTGTGGTCGATACTTCTCAACCCACAGAAAGTTGTCATTTTCTTGCATGACTAACCTCCGTATTTAGATGTTTGTTCTAATGCAATCCAGTATTCAACATTTTTACTTCTATGTTTGAAGTGACTAATCAGAGATTTAGAAATCTCTACATCATAATCACCATCAATCAATTTAAAGTTTTCTGCTTTAAAATGAAAAGTAAAATTCGCTGGAGCATTTTCTCCTACCTTTACTTTGTAATCGTTTGACGTTGAGTTTTTACTATCAACTGCTTTCAAAAAGATGTCGCCACCTGTTTCAGCTGTAACAGTAATGTCAGGCAACTGCATAACTGCCGATGCCTTTTTGACTTTTGACAAGTCTGTTTGTGTTAGTGTAAAAGAAACATCAACTGGAGGCATCTTAATATCCTTCGTTGGTGAAACTAATACAGATGGATCACTGAAGTAATAATTGGTACTTGTTGAAATACCTTCTTCATTGATTACCATATTTTTTTCATCGAATGTCAACACAGGTTTTTGGAATAAACCAAGTGTACCTAAGAACTCATGCATGTCATAGATACCCAACTCCTGTGGAAATTCTTCTTCGATCTCAGCTTTTGCTAAGATGTTCTTCATAGTAGAAATTGTTGACAACTTCTTACCAGGATTAATCAAAAGGTTCTGATTAATCTCAGCAAAGTTTTTCAAAACTTCTTTAGTGCTTTCACTTATCTTCATTATTTTCCTCACTTGTTATCAATAGTATAATGTAATGAATGGCCTTGAATAAATCTTTTTTATTCTTACCACCTTTTTTGCCATACCTGGCAAGATATTTCATCGCATTACCACGACAAAAATCTGATGCAATCCCTATTGATTGAAATAGGTCTTGTACTTGTATGTCTTTATGAACATAATGTTGTCCATATGTTGATTTGATGTAGTCTTTAACATCATTCAATATTTTATCTTCATTATATTTAAAACTCATATGGACTCCATTATATCAGGTTTATTAGTTTTTGTCAAGGGTTCTTTTGTAATCGTTCAGATTCATCGTTCCCATGTCTCTATTGTGTGATTTTCTAACCATTACCATATTCTCACGTGTAGATTGTCCACCATGATGATGTGATATAATATGGGCTGCTTCTGCATCCTCATAATTTAGGTCTAGTCCATCGACACCACATTTATAATCTTGCAATGCTAATTGATCTGTCTTCTCTTTATGAGTATATGATCTCTTAGGGTCTTGTAAGATTACGTTTGATTTAATATCAAACTCTTGCAACAACCATGTTACAGTTTGTTTAATCTTTTTCTCGTGGTGTGGCGCACCAAGATACTTTGTAAATGCCTCTGGTATAAGTCTAGCAGAGTTGTCAAAGTCAAAGTCAACTTTGTCATCAGCATATTTACCGTTCTTATCTTGTAGAATTGCTAATGCTTTTCTATAAGACTTGATAAATTTCTGATAGTCTTCTACTCTAAACTTACCATAAGTATCAACCATGTGATAGTATAAGAAAGACAGCATCTTAAAATCTTGCTGTGTTATACCATGGTTCTCTATAGTCTTTTTTGCCACTGCACAATTCAATAGAAAGTTTAAATGGTCTTTTACTTTTTCACTTACAGTTTTTACATCTACATCTTCCTCGTACATGTTCTCTAAGTCATCATCACTAGACGCACCTAAAAGTTTTGGTTGTGTGTGTCTGTATACGATACGAGCAACCAACTCCTCAGTTTTAAGTCTAGCATTGTTAAAGTGTAAGTATTTAAACTTGGCTTCTTTACCAGCAACTTGTGAGTAATCAAACAATTCATGTATTGTATTATTCACACCTTGTACTACTCTTACTAATTCTCTAATGTAATTAGCAATTGGTAAGTCACCATATGAGTTAAGCATTTCCATATGATTAACATCTGTAGTTTCGTTTAACGTTCTAAAGATGAAACCTTTGGTGTATGCATCTAATGGTTCGTAAACGGAAAGAACAATCTCATAATTTAAAAACTGTCTTTGTTTTTCGTCAGACAATTCGTTGAAGTATTTTCCATTTACTTTAAATTTGTTATTTAAGTATTGCCAGATGTATCTTTTTCTGTGACCACCATCAACAGATTCATAATCGTATTTACTGTCTAAGATGGATGTCAAAGTAATTTGACCAATATCAATACCAAGTAAGATTGCATTAATAATGCCCTCTCTTTTTTCTGGTCCTACTGTTACTGGAAGTCTTTGACCGACTGGCTGACAATCTATTTTAGTGTACCAATCGTTTTTAAATTGTTCAATATTTAATGTTTGCTTATTGAACTTTTTTACGTTTACTTTTTCTCTTAACGTCATTTGTTTGCGGCCTCCTTGCCGTGTTTATTAATTGCCTCTTATTGAGGTATTTGATATTACTATATCAGGTTTTGACTTAAAAGTCAAGGGTATAATAGGGGGATGTGACAACTTTGCCCACCCCCCTAAAATTTTGTTTAGTCAATCGAAATAGTTTTTGGTTTTTTATCTTCTGGTATTTCTCTTACCATAGAGATTTCCAATAAACCGTTTTCGAACTTAGCACCTTTCACTTTGACCTCATCGTTGAGTGTCCATGATCTTTCAAATGATCTAGTGCTGATACCTCTATAAATGTGTTCGTCCTCAGAGTTGTCCTCTAACTTCTTAGATTTAACTGTAAGCACGTTTTCTTTTACTTCAATATCGACAGTATCTTTAGACCATCCAGCAAGTGCTAATTGAATTTTGTAGTTGTCACCATCTTTTGATTTGATCAAATTGTATGGTGGATAACTTGGTGCAGGTGTATCAAGTAACCTGTCAAAGTCATCGAAAAGTGAATCGAAACCAATTGAAAATGGTCTCAGTTTGTGAAACGTTGTTAGCGTCATATTGTTTGCCCTCCTTAAGCGGCGTTGTTATGAACCCACATATGTGGCGTTCTTATTAATATATAGTGTCTATTTTTATTTTTTCAAGTGGGGACCCACACTTTTTTTGGTCCCCACATAATTAGTAACGAGAGGCGTTACCAGATGGACTTACGAATAGCCATCAAAACTATTTAGAAAGGAAGGGCCCGAAGGCCCTAACTTTATTTTGGTTTACGATGTGTAAACTAGATTACCAGTCGCCTTTAAACCAGCAGCGATAATCTCTTTGGTAGGTGTACCAATTCTGTAAGAAGTACCGTTAGTACCTTTATTGATATACACCATGTTACCTTTTCTTCTTAAACCATCAACGACAGTTCTCGGAGATTGGAACCCATATTTACCTTGGGCCTGTTTCCATGAGATGGATTCACCTCTTTGTAGTGCATTTAAGAACTTTTGAGTTCTGCTTAATGTCTTTCTACCCATATTTTTTTCTCCTTTATATGTTGTAGTTGTTTTTGATTCCACAGACACCACGTCCGATAGAATATTGAAAAACGATTTTAACATGTTATTCACGCTCCATTCTTCGTTTTTGTGCTTTTCTCCATCTTCGAATGTTCTCTTTTTTGAGACGCAATTTCTTCTCAGATGGTTTTTCATAATAACGTCTTTGTTTCAATTCTTTCATTACACCGTCTTTAAGCATTTTCTTCTTTAAGACACGAATTGCTTTCTCAACATTATTATTGAAAACTCTAATTTCGATAGCCATACTATATTACCTCCTTCACGTAGACCATTTTATATCACGTTTATTTGATTTTGGAACCTCATCCAATAAATCAGTAAGTCTTTTGATTTCTGTTTTATGCTGTTCCAATTCAAATTCTTTTCGTTCTCGGTAATCCATATGTTTACTATCGAGTTTATCTAATCTGTTTTCTATAGATGCTTTTTCTTTTTTAAGTGCTGTCACCTCTGCTTCTAAGTCTTCTATATCGTTTTTAAAATCTTTTGTAATTCTTTCTGCGGCTGCTTGTTCCCCAGCCTGATCTGCTTTGATCATCATACCTTGGTGTGTATAAGATACTTCATTCATAAATTTTTTCATCAACTTGCCAATGTACTCAGTTTTAATTACTGGAGTGGCATCGATTATACCAGTTATCTGTTTGTATAATCTATTCAGACTAGCAGAGTTGTCCTGCACGTCCATATTCAAAATCTTTTCGACCTCATCATCCATAAACGATGCTTCTTCATTAATACGTCTGAAGAAACCCTCGTGCCAATATGCATCTGGCGACATGACCGCAGGAGATGCCAGAGGCCCCTTTGAGGGCCCCTGGTTGAGGTCTACATTACGGATAGGTTTTGAATGGTCTCTCTTAGTCATTATCTAATTGGCCATCCTCCTCACTATCATTGGAATCCATATCTGTCTCAGCGTTTAACTGAGATAGATCCTCGCCTGCATCAACTTTAGTATACAGGTCTAGGAAACTGTTTTTAGTATCCTCATCAAATCTGTTAGTACAAACTTGAATTGCCTTCATTTTATTTTTGAAGATTGCATATGCATTGGCAATGTGGACAATTCTTCTAGTGGAGATGATCTCATCAATACCACCATCATAAAATGTTTTTCTGATAACGTCTGCCCACTTAACTAAGTTTTCGGCAAACTTCTTATCGTTAATACCAAGGTCTTGGAATACCTTTAGTACAATGTTTGTTTCGATCTTCATCGAAGGATACGATTGCTCGAAAGTAATCGGAAATCTCTCAAGGAATGCTTCGTTCAAAACATTAGTACCGATAAATCTACCATCTTCGGAACCCTTACCTTTAGTGTTGGCAGTGGCAACGATATTGAAACCTTTAGCAGGTTCTACATACTCGTTGATCTTTTTAAGGAACACGCCCTTACCTTCTAAGATAGGTTGAAGACACATAATCTTATTCGATGCAAGGTCGATCTCATCTAAAAGAAGAACCGCACCTCTTTTCATCGCATCAACAACTGGACCATCGTGCCATGCTGTTTCACCGTTAACAAGTCTGAAACCACCAAGTAAATCGTCCTCATCAGTTTCGATTGTTACGTTAACTCTGATACACTCTCTACCGAGTTCGGCACATGATTGTAAAACGTTTAGAGTTTTACCGTTACCAGATAGACCAGTAATGAAAGTAGGATAAAACATCTTAGCTTTGATCACTGATTTAATATCTTTGTAATGACCCCAAGGCACAAACGTTTGATCTTTAGTTGGAACAACGTTCTCAGCTTTGTTAGATGTCATTGATACTTTTGCTGTCTTAACTTCTTCAACAGCTTTAACTTCAGGAATTGAAATCGATTGACCTTGAACAGGAAGTTTGTAAACACCTCTTGCAAGTCTAAACGCAGGATCTTTGATCAACCACGCAGGTGACGATTTCATTTTCAATTTCTTATTCACCTGTTTGATCTGAGATTTTGTAATCTCAGTATTACCGAACATACTTGAACATGTATCAACATACTCTTTTTGTTTGGCATTTAGGTTTTCATAGTTTAACATAATATATACCTCATTAGTTTATGTTTATATGCTATCAGGATTCCCTCGAATTGTCAAGGCCTAATCCGGATTTTATTGGGGGGTGCGACAGCTTTGCCCAATTTGTTGCATTTTTGCAACACTTTTGTTCTCTGTTTGTTCTCATTACGCAACCCTATCAATAAATTGGTTAAGTATTACTCTGGACATCAACTTGCCCTTAGCATGTTTTTTGAAGGCAGCCACAAGCGATTGTCTTTTGTTTTCATCGTATTGAAACTCGCCGTCTTCAACTTTTAAATCTTTACCACCTTTGATCAACCACTGCTCGTCATAACCACGTCTAGTCGATGATACAAATTTGTTTTTGATAAAATCTTTTCTAAGTTTTTCTCTTTGTTGCCAAGTTACTTTTGGATCGTAACCAAACACACTGTAAGATAAATTCTGGTGACTTCTTCTACCATGTAGAATATGGAAACCAAGTATAACAGAACCAGTATGTTTTCTTAACAAGTCAAAATAACCAGTCGATTTTTCCATGTATGATAGATTAAAGTTAAACTTAGTTTTGTTATCGGCAACAATCAAGTTACCGTCATACGAATATGTCTCTTTTAGATTACCATGTCTTCTCGCCCACACAGCATCTTTTACATCTTCGGCATCAACCTCTTTCATGTAATCATAACTGTCATGGCTGTCACCGTCAGTTAAAAAGATTGTATTCATTTTTTGAATTTTGTTTTTCTTCATAAACTGTTTAACCAAAGGAACGGCAGTTACAATGGCTGCGTTCAATGGTGTACCACCAAGTTGTAAACAAGGAACTGGTGAGTAGTACGTTCTAAGAATATCAAAACCACCTTGAGAATATGCAAGAGCAACTTTGTAAACTTCTAAACATGCCTTCTTAAACTCGGCAGGTCTCATCTCTGAACTAAACAACTCAAGCAAGTTAAACTTGTCCATAACTTTGTTACCTGCTTTGTAATTCCAATAGTCATCTTTTTTTTCATCATACGCTCTACCTGCAATTCTATCAGAGAACGCATAAACTTTGTATGGTAATTTAATTTGTTTACAGAAAAATACTAGATTGAATAACTGAGTGATTGTCTCATAGAAAGAACTATGCATCGAACCAGACCAATCCATAAACATCATCATACCGTGGTTTTTGCCATCAGGTATAACTGTCATCTTTTTGAATATGTCATCATTAAATTTGTAACTATGTAATTTGTTTACATTGATAACACCAGTTTTAGAAATCGATGCTCTCTTATATGCATCAGCAGATTTCTTCATCTCAAATTCTTTAACTAGATAGTTAACAGTTTTCATAGATGAATTTTTAAACTTAGTAAATTCTCTTAGTGCTTCTTCGTTAACGTTTTCTAAAGACGAACCAGAAACTTCTTGTTGATCAATAATACTATGTAATTCTTTGTAGTCAACTACAATCTTTTCAAGTATTGGTTTTGGTAAAGTAACATAAATGTTATCTTTTGCATCACTGTTATTGAAAGATTTTAATTGATGTGATAATGCTTTGTCGGTAGATGCCTCGATCTTATTAGTTCTACTTTCATCACCGATAGAACCGTCACCGTCAGAAACTAAACCATCTTTAACTTTTGCTTCTTTAACAGAGATATCACCTTCACCTCTTAGTATTTCAGTTTCTTTATCTGATAATTCTGATTTTTCACCATCGGCACCGTCTTCATTATCTTTGTTTTCTTCTTCATCATCTTTTGTATTGTCAGGATGAGACATAGTTTTAGTGTCTTTATCAAATAACTCGTGGTCTTCTTTTTTCTTTGATACAGACGATTCGGTACCTTCATCTTTTGGAATAGGTTGCGACTTCTCATATTCGTAAATTTCTTTTGCTAGATCGTAAACGTCTTGGAACGTCTCGGTCATAAATGCTCTTTGTATAAAAGTTTCTTCTATATCATTATGAAAAGGAACTTGAGCAAATGCACCAACTTTATAATGTAAATTAATTCTATCGATAAATCTCATGTTACCAATTGACTTATCTTTAGTATTGAAAAAATTCTTTTCTTGTAATTTCTGATAACCAGAATACATTAATTTACGAAGACCTGGGTACCTTTGTTTCATCATCTTTTCAATTCTAACGTCTTCTAATACGTTAAGGAATGAAACTGGTACCTCTTTTTGTTTAAACATCCAGTCTTCTTTAGGAGTAAATAATGCATGACCAACTTCATGGCCTACAAGTAAATCGTAAACATCATCTGGCATTTCTTCTTTCCAGATTGGTAAACATAAAATTCTGTTTTTGACATCAAAATAAGCAGTGTCAACTTTTTTGTGTTGCACACTAATATTCTCAGTGGCAAGTAATTTTGCAAGATTTGATTTTGTATCGTGTTTATTTTTTGTCATAATATAGCTACTGTATCAGGTTACTTTCAATTTGTAAATAGTTATTTTGGGGGTGCGACAAATCGCACACCCCTATGTTTGTCGAAAGGAAATCATATGAACAAAACATAAGTATATGCTATCAGGATTCCTGATATTTGTCAAATTATTTTTTGGTGTAAAAAGTGAGTAAAATCAACGTTTTTTAAGGGTGCGACAAATATGCCCAATCTTATTTCTTACGTGTTCTGAAAAACCATCGCCATAATGCCGATCTAGTCATCGAAACCACAGTAAATATGAGAGCAATGCCCATACTGTCAAATATAGACGGATACAGCCCGAACAAAGGAAATATGTACATCTGTATAAGGATTGCGAGTAGAAACCCACTCCCAACGTCTATAACACTCTGTAGCACGTCTGATTTGATCATTTTAATGCAATCACACCTATAAAGTTAAAGTTTTGCCAGAATACATGTGTTTCAAAACCTGCATCATTAAACATCTTAAATAACTCTGTTTTAGTGTTTGGTTTCATCATGTGCCTTAGTTGTACCTCTTTGTCGAGTATATCATCTGCTGAGAAATGCTTTCTCTTTTCCCCATAGTACATAAACGTCATCATGTCTTGCACCTTAGGGTTGCATGAATATACTTTCTCTGAGAATACAAACGCACCACCTGTATTCAAACCATTGTACACTTTATCAATCACTGCCTTACGATCTTTTGGTGGCATGAATTGTAATGTGAATAGTGATGTTACATAAGAACAGTTTTCAAACTCAAAGTCTCTTACATCACCCTTAACATATTTTAGATTTTTATATACTGTCTCGTCTGTATGAAACTCTTTATAAAAGTCTTCTTCTCTTTCAATACCAATATAGTTTGCTTTTGGTATATGGTTTTGATATGCTTCGATCATTGACTTTTGTAACTTACCAGTTGAACAGCCAATGTCAATAACATTCGTATCGTCTTCGATAAAGTACTTACCAACCTGTACTACATCGTGCCATAGATCACCATAACCACGAATGGATTTATCTATGTGTTTGTCGAAACCTTCTTTCGATTGTGCAAACGTAAATTTCATTATACCTTCTTTCCCCAACTTTGACAAAGACCACTCACCGATTTGTATTTGCCTTTTGGATTTAATGTATTATTATTTAGCAGACTTTCAAACAACTTATCAATACCACTGCCTAATTGTAAATTGATATGCTTTTTGAATTTGAATTTTTTAAACTCTGGAAACGCATTGACCACATGATGTTTTTGAAATGGTTTATTAAGTTCTTCCCAATCTTTATCATAGAAAAACATTCTAACATCCTCTGTAAGATATGGTGTAATTAATTTCTTTTCGTAATAATCTGAAACATTTCTGTGCCAATTATAACCTGCACGATTATTGTATTCAAAATATGCGTTTCTAAATTCATCAAATCTAGGTTTACCTTTTTTTGCATAGTGCATCATTGCCTTTTTTGATATACCATAATAACCATCTGCAGCCCAACCACTTAATACTTCACGTTCTTTAATCTCTGGATAAACATGCATAAAAGGATATACACACTCAAAGTGTGTTTTCTTTTTACATCTAAACTTCGATGCTAGTTGTAAGAAATCATCTTGTAAATTCTTTGTAGGTACTTTAATTAATTTAAAATTCCATTTAAATATCTTTGCAATTTCTTCAGCCTTATCACTATCGTAATTATCTCTATCATCTAGTTTAAATGAATATGCTGTAATCTTTTTGTTTAGTCTATGAGCTGCAAACGCAACTGATATACTATCAACTCCACCTGATAATAATACTGCCACATGATCGTCTTGTGATGATCTTGCCACTGTTTCTGTAAGTATTCTACCGATCATTGTATGGTTTAATCACTTTCTCATATATGTTATTTGATAATGCTTTCATCATTAATGGTGCAACCATACGACCAACTCTTTCTGCTTGTTGATCAAAGTCACCTTGTAGTTTGAAATCATCTGGTAAACCCATAACTCTTTTTAATTCTTTGATTGTCAATTTACGATTACTATCATAATGAAATACACCAGATAGACCTTTCTTTTGACCTGCCTGTGTTACAGTAGGGCAAGGTAGATTAGGTGCTGGTCTTATCATATTAAACATAGATTGTTTTGGATTGATATCTATAAATTCTGGATCACTTGGTTTACGATGTTTGTCTGGACTAAATGGTAACAACTCAATCCATTTCTTTTGAAACGAACCTTGTACAAAGTCTAATAACATTTGTACTTCTTCTTTATCATTTTCTAAATCACCAATTGCATCTTTCAGTGTTGGTTGTGGACCAAATGGCTCTGGATATAATGTACTCTCCATTGTCATAAAATTTAAACCAACTTTCTCCATAACATCGTTTCTTACTGCAACAAAGAAACATCTCTTTCTTGCCTGTGGTGTACCGAAGTCTGCGGCGTTCATTACTTTACCGATTGCTTCATAACCACACTTTTCAAATTCGTTTATAATTTCATTGTATTTTTTAATTGCTTCGCCCATCATAATACCAGCAACATTCTCACCAATAATTACTTTGGGTTGTATATCATTTGCAATACGAATATATTCAAAGAATAAATCTTCGATATTCTCTACTTCTTTTCCGTCTGAATATTTTTTAGTTTTATCCCAACCTTTTTCTCTTTTACCTGCAACACTGAACGCACTACATGGTGGCGAACCATCTAATATATCTAATTCACCTTTTTGTATATTTGCAACTCTTAAAAAATCTTCACCTGTAAGTTTCTTAATATCATCATCTAATATAGGTGTGTTAGGATAGTTTGCACCGTAAGTATCTACGGCTGATTGTACAAATTCATTTACACATAATATATTACCACCTGATAATCTATAACCAGTTGAACTGCCACCCCCACCTGCAAAGGTAGAGATGACAGTAAATAACTTTTTCGCTGATGCCTCTTGGACATCGTTCATAATATAAGGTTTATACATTAACTTTTAAATGGGTCCTTCACTACAAAGTATTTACTCAACATTTCTAGTTGATCATCGTACTCTGCAATAATTTTTAGTTCCTTTTCAATTGTTTCTAAGTGATCTGGATGCTCTGCAACACCTACTGGTTTTTGCATTAACACTTCAACGTTTGCTTTGTGTTTTGCAATGTGTCCTTGTGCATGATGTTTAATTGCATCGATGATTTGGTCTCTCATTGTTATGCTCCTTTATAAGCGTCTAGTGTACGTTGAAACTTACCTGCGTGTGACTTCTCTGCCTTTGCAAGTGTTTCGAACCAGTCGGCAATCTCATCAAATCCTTCTTCTCTTGCTGTTCTCGCCATACCTGGATACATGTCTGTATATTCATGTGTTTCACCATGAATAGCAGATTTTAAGTTTGCCTCTGTTTCACCCATTGGTTCTCCTGTTGCAGGATCGCCAACTGCTTCTAAGTATTCTAAGTGACCATGGGCATGTCCCGTTTCACCCTCAGCAGTTGATCTGAATACAGACGCTACATCTGGTGCGCCTTCGATATCTGCTTTTTGAGCAAAATATAAGTATCTTCTATTTGCTTGACTTTCACCTGAAAATGCATCTTTCAAGTTTTGTGCTGTTTTACTATCTTTTAGTTCCATTTTTATTTCTCTTGGTTATATGTTTGTAATCTAAGTATTGAGAACACCACTCGTAAAAACTATCGTTATTCGCAGGCCAACATTGTGCAAAGATTTTATTCTTGCGATGTTCTCTGTATTCTTTTCGTACTTCGTCCTCTGTTAGTAATTTATCTACCACGACACATACTCTTTTTCAACTATTGTTTTCCAATCCCAATTTCTGTGAATAGATAGTACTTGAAGAATTTTATTATTTTCAAAGTCAATGACAGTAATGTTACCACCGTAACCATCCATCAAAAACATTTCTCTGTCTCTTGCACCTGGTAATTCCATATGAAACTGACCACCATAGGCAGTAGACAAACCACATATACATGCCTTCACACCAAAGTATTTTTCACCATTGTGTTTCTGTATTCTGTTTTCATATAAAGATTTTAAGTATTGACCTTCACATGTATTGTTGTTCCAATCATTTAACATTTCAACAGATAGTCTCATGTAATCATATTTGGTTGCAAAGAAATAATACCAATAACTTAATTCTTTCTTTTTTGCTTCTGGTTGTTTCACAAACCACACATCATTTTCAATACCAACTTTGTTAAAGAATGATTGTAGAAAATCTTCAAACTCATCATCTGTCTTATATGCAAGATAAGTGAATATTAAATTTGGTACAAGGTTATTATAATTATAAGTTTTGTATAACTGTTCTGAACCTTTAAATACTTTCTTCATTGTTTTTGGAACTGATGGTTCGTTGATCCACTTCCACTTACTGTGTTTAACAAAACCATTTTGTCCTACTAAGTGTTGATCACCTGCGTTCATATTCAATAGATCAATTAACTTTTGATTATTATATAAAGTATTCTCAATCATTGGCATTGTAACTAAGTGATTAATACCATTATCGATATAACCTTTACAAATTGCATGTCCAGTCATATAAGATACAACGGACTTACCAACTGATTGTGAGTGCCATTGTTTAGATGTATCATAATCGTATTTGTCGTTTATTTGATCTATAGTAATTTTACCGTTATCATATTTCATATAACTTAATAGACCAATCGCATCTTTACTCATCTCATCGGTAACAACTTTGTACGTTGTTGCACCCTTGTCATCATACCATTTGATGTAATTAGTATCTGCTTTTACTTTGACTTTATGATTTTTTTTACTGCAATCTCTATCTAAATATCGATCTAAATAAAATTCGATTGTTTCTTCGTTAGGGCTTTCTCTCCATGGTATCTCACAACCATAGTCTTTCACTTTTGCATTTGCAACTGTTGAAAACAGTATCAAAAATGCGATCATTATATATTTCATATTGTACCTCATAGTTAAATAAGTGTAAAGTATATCAGGTTTCTGTCAATTTGTCAACCCTTAAAACACTAAGAAATACGGGTGAAATTCTTATGTTTTTCGACCTGGATGACGTTTTTGAACTTATCAATCAATATATCTGTCTTGTGAGATATGATAAAAACGTTGTTATCTGAAAGGGTATTGATAATCTTTAGGAAATCATCTGTACCACTGATATCTAATGAACTATCAAATATTTCATCTAATATTAATAGATTAGTATTGACACTGTTTTTCATCTTTGCAATGGCTCGCCATGTGAACAATAGTGCCAAGTCTATTCTCATTTTCTCACCCTCTGAGAATGAGGAGTATGAGAAGTCATCTCTAAATCTACTTTTAATTGTTTCGTTAAATTCTTCGTCTAGTTTAAAGTTAACAAAGAAATCCATTGATTGTAAATACTTGTTAATCAATTGATTCATAATTGGTAGATACATACGAATGATCTTTGTTTTGATACCACTATCTAACAACATCTGTTTAGCTGCATTGACATAATCCATTTCTTCTAAAGTGGAAATTTTCTTTGCATCTTTCTCTTGTAGATTATCGTTATATACTTTTAACTCACCTTGTGCTTCTGATACGTTGTTTTTTGCATTGACTAACTTATCAATCTTTTGGTTTGTCTGAGCATTGAAGTTATTAATCTCTGTGATAGATTGATTGTATTTT